CGAGTTTTATAGTGCAATGGTTCGTAGAACCGTACATAGTGCTTCTATAGATGCTGACTTAGAATATAATTTAGTAGTTAAAAAGTACGATGCGGGTATAGATAGATTTCAATATGTTTCATCTACTTCTTTACTAATAAGTGGTTCAAATGCGACTTCACAATCTTATAACGAAGCGTGGGACACTTTTGGTACTTTTAGTATAGGCGGTGCTTCTACTTTCTCAGGTGCGAGTACAGGTTCTCTTAATTTTAATGGAAATACCGTACAAAGATTTTCAGGTTCTTTAATGGAGTTTCGTGTATGGACAGAAGTTTTAAATACAGGTTCTTTTGATAATCACGCTAACAATCCAAAAGCATATGATGGAAATAGTATTTCTTCTTCATATGAACATATTGTTTCACGATACTCTTTTGATGATGATAAAGATTTAAGTTCAGATACTTCTATAGCAGACGTATCTGCTAAAACAACTGAAACACAAAATGCTACTGCAGTAGGATTTACAGAAAATACTTTCGAACCTGTAGTAGATAGAACTAAATCAAAAGTTCCAAACTTAGGTCCTACTAAAATATCTACAAACAAAATGAGAATAGAAAGCAACGTTATTAGACCTGAGTTTAAATTTATAAGTGGTAGTGATGGAGAGTATCGTGAATTACAATCTGAAGTTCCAATTGGAAGAGGTAGATATGACTTTGCACCAAACGATAGTAATAAATTAGGTATATACTTTTCACCATCAGATGCTATAAATCAAGATATAATTGAATCATTAGCTAATATAAATTTTGATAACTATCTTGGTGACCCACGTGATAAAAAAGAAGAAAGTTATCGAGGATTAAAATTAGCACAAGATAAATATTGGCAAAAATATAATGCACCTTTTAACTTTTGGCAGTATTTAAAATTATTAAAAACATATGACCAAAGTATTTTTCCTCAACTTAAAAAACTAACACCTGCTCGTGCTAATCCAAGATTTGGTATATTAGTAGAACCTAATTTACTTGAACGCTCTAAAGAAGTAATAGCAGGTAAAGACGTTACGTTTGATAACAGATATTACGAAGAACGAATTGTGATGACTGCATCTATTAGTGAATCAGCAGAATATGCAGGTGCTTGGGGTCAAGAGTATTCACCAAATTCTGATACACAATTCGATAGTATTAATAAACCTATAGATTATTACAATTTTCATAATCCAAGTGAAAGTGCATTAATAGTAAGAGGTGAAAGTAAATACTATCAAGGTGTAATATCACAGAGTAGATTAGAGAACTTTGAACACTCTATATTTGAAACACAAGGAAAGCCAGGAAACTATATAAGTGCGTCTGTTACTTTTGGAGACGCATTTAAAGACCAACAACCTTTGCAAGCATTTTACTCAAGTTCTCGTTTAAATCCAAGAAGAGGTAAAATTAATTTATTTTATAGTGGTAGTGGAAAACTTGGTTGGTTAAGTGCATCGATGCATATGCCATTTAGTTTTTCTTATGAACCAGCAGAAGTAAATGTTCCTGCAGACTCATCTACCGCTATGAGAAGATTATTTTTTGAAGGAGTAAAGAATACTAAGAAAACTACTCAAGATGGACTTGAGCCTGTTGAGGTAACATTAACTTCTCCAACAAGAATTGTAACAAAAGAGCCAGGAGATTCGAAACTTGACATCGAATAATGAATAAAAACTTAATAAACCAATATTTAATATAGAAGAATAGTCTATATTTATCTTTAGTCTTAGGAGTCTAATATGGGATTTTTAAATAATACAAATATTACCGTTGACGCTGTACTCACTAAAAAAGGCAGAGAGCTTTTAGCGAAGGGTGAGAATCAGTTCAATATAACAAAATTTGCTTTAGCAGACGATGAAGTCGATTATCGTTTGTGGGATGTAACACATCCTAATGGTAGTGATTACTATGGTACGGTCATTGAAAATATGCCGTTACTTGAAGCATTTCCTGATGAAAATCACGCTATGCGATATAAGTTAGTAACTCTACCTAAATCAACTCAAGCGATGCCAATACTTGAAGTAGCACAAAGTGCTGTTACACTAAGAAGATTAAATTCTGTTAGTGTAATTAGCCCAAGTACACAAAATGGTTCGGATGATACATTAGGATATACTTTTATTCTTCATAATCAATCTTTAGCAAGACTTAGAGTTAGAGCAGGAGCGCAGACATCTGCAACAGGAACAACGGTTCCGTTTTTCTTAGATGAAGACGATTTACCAAACAGCACATCTGTAGTTGGTAAAAGTGTTGAAATTAGACCTAAGAGATTAACAAGAACACAGACTACTCAATTAACTATTGTGGGTAATGAAACTGCAGCGACTACAACAATCAATATAACCGTAAATCGAAATAGAACGTTTGGTGTAGCTTCTGCGGCTAATCCACCACAAGGTTTTCTACCGTAAAGCTATAGGAGGAATGACTAATGGCAATTTATGAAAGATTTCAAACCGAAGCAGATAATCCTGACAATCCCGATGTTTTATCAGGTATTAGAGATGTAATATCTTCAGGTATGTGGAGTGGTGGTTCAGGAACTCTATCAACATATTTTACATCTTCTACACAATCAGGCTCTACAGGTGCTTATTATTTAGACGTATATAAAACTAATCCTGATACAGATACTTCTGCAGAGGTACAATTTTCTGTTGCTTATGGTCACTTCAATGGAAGTGGTTCTGTAGGTGGTAGAGGTGTTGTAGGTAACAGAGCATCTGCGGCGATATATGGTCAGATGTCTAATACATTATTAGGACCTGGTGAAGATAAATTCACAATGGCTTCAGGTAAAGTTTTAAATCACGCTTATTTTATTACTTTACAAAGAGCAAGACTACGTGAAAAGATGGACCCAGGTAATTGGGAACTACATATAAGTGGTAGTCAAGGATTTAACAATATTAAGTTAATTGACGATAGTGGAGCTACTACAGACCCAACCGTTAATCAAGGCGGTAGAGTATTTAACATTGTTAGTGGTTCTATATCAAATGGAACTGCAACAATAAAAACAACTGCGGCAAATGAAACTGCGAGTGGTAGTGCAGGATTATTTTATCCTGATTTAGGTATGTTAGTTTTAAATCCACAATATCTTGCAGGAATGGGTGCGTCTCCTCACTTAGCTATATCATCAGGTAGTAATGATAACTCAGGAAATACCGTTAAGCTCTATCAAGCTATTAGTGCATCAGGATACTTTCAAGCACGTAGAGAAGAAGTGATAAGTTCTACACATTATTTTTGTAGAGTAGGAAATAAGAAATTTAACTTTTCAAGTAATCCAACTTACTTTACTGCTTCTGATGGTTCATTTACACAGCCAACATTTTTTAAGAATCCTAAGTCTTACATTACACAAGTTGGTCTGTATAATGATGCTAACGAATTATTAGCAGTTGCTAAGTTAAGTAAACCTCTACTAAAATCATTTGCAAGAGAAGCTATCGTAAAAGTAAAACTCGATTTCTAATAAGGAGGGTTAAGGGTGTTCAGAAGAATAGACCCAAAAGACGTTAGAATAACTCCTTTTCAGAGTCACAAAGCTTTTTCTTTCACACACGCAAGTTCAGGCTCAGGAGTGTATGGATATAAGGCTGTATCCTCTTCTATCTATAACTATATAAGTTCAAGTGATGCTCGTGTATTTGAGCCTACTGCAAGTGATGTTCAACTTCAAGATAAACACAGAGTAGTATTTCATGGTCTACCTTCATATTATTGGGCACGAAACAGATATTATAATTCTTTTTCAGACAGAACAATAGGACCTTTTAATAACTTTGGTGGTAATAATGTTTTTACAAAATTAGATTTACATGGACAATTAAATATTATATCTGTACCATCTTTGTACTATGGCTTAAAGATAAAACCAGGTAGTGTACAACTAACTGATAATAGTCCATCTGTTGGAACGGTTACGTTGAAAGATGATGGTTTTGGTAATTTATACGACAATGATTATTCTGCTTCTTTTGCGGCGTATCAATCTTCGTCTTATGATTCTACAAAACTCGCAGATACAGGTTCAGGTGGTCCACAAAAGTTAGGTGGTGTAGTAGGAAATATATTTTATGCTGATGGAATAATAACAATTACAGACACAGGAAGTTTATATAAAGATGTGGGTTCTAACTCAGGTAGTAATGGTTGGGAGTTAGACTTTCAATCTTCTGTAAAAAACACAGAATATGAATATTTTCTTGATGTGCCTGAATTTAAATTCAATAAATCTACTAATATAACAACTACTTTTCAACGAAGTGGTTCTATAACGGTTCCTGAAAGTGGTTCTGCATATAAATTCTTCCCTCCTGGTAATGCACCTACACACGCTTTAAATACTAAGAGTGCGAGTTCATATGGTGAAAGAGCATATGAGGCAACTGATAAAATCAACACATTTGTAACACATTCAGACTTCGCACCGTATATCACACAAATCGGACTTTATAACGACCAAAATCAGCTGTTGGCTATAGCAAAATTAGGTAGAGCTATTAAGAATGATGATGAATTAGCACTCGGGTTTGTTGTTAAATTTGATGTTAACTCATAATTATAGATATGAAACTTACGGACTTACTAAATGAAAAAATTGTAATCGATGTAGAAGTTGGTGATACTATTCTTGCAGGTAGATTCAAGAATAAAAAGATTAAAGTAAACTCTATCGATAAAGATGAACACGGAATGCCAACTATTAATGGTAAAAAAGTTGTTACATTTCGTACTATGAAAACTGATGAGGAAAAGTTAAAAGAATTTCAAGAAAATAATCCTCGTAAATGTCTATGTGAAAAATGTTGGAAAGGATATAAGATACATCCAACACGTAAAACTAAAGTACTATTCGGTAAGAGATATCCTAATTGTATAAAGAATGAAAACAAAGACGAAATTAAAGTTATTCACGACTTTCTTACAAAATATACAAAGTCTGCTAAGAAAGCTTCTGCTATGATTAAAAAGAATTATAAAAGAGTAAAGAAACAATTCAGAGGAGATTCGTCAAGAGATGTAGCGATGGCACTTATAGGATATGATTCTATAGGAGAAAATAAAAGAAAGCCACGTAAGAAAGGTCAACATAGAAACTCTCCTAATCATTCTGATTTATACACAGACGAAAATCCAAAAGGCACAATCAAAGGTCTGAAGTTTGCTACGGTAAAAGATGCTGAAGCTTCTGTAAGAAAAATTAATAGTAGTGGTAAAAAACACGCACACAAAATACAAGCGGCTGTAGCTATGGAACAGAGAGCAAAAGAAATGGGAAAGAAATCACAAGCTGCTGTATATCGTAGATACATAAATAAGATGAAAGAGAAGACTAAAAAGATGAATGAGAAAGAAGGCTCTTCTGTTCCTTATGGTAGTGGCTACAAAAAAATGATTAAAGAGATGTCTCCTGAAAAGAGAGCATTTCTTATGTTAAGAATTTATGGTGATAGTTGGAAAGTAAATTTAGGTAAAGTCTTTTCAGGAATTAATAAACAAAAACCTGGAATGATAAAGAAAGGTCTTAAAGAAATCAAAATACTCAACAAAAAGATTGAGGATATGATAGAAGACCTCGTATGATTAAACATCTACAAGAACAAAATATGTCTTA